AGTTGAAAGTACTAATGTGGATTTTACCACAGGTGAGCTTACACCTATCAAGTCTAAGGTTGCCACTGCTATTAATGTAGATTTATACACTCACTATTACTTAGCAAAAAATGAATGGGTATCCTCTTCAGAATATAGGAATTATTTGGAGTACCAAGAAGTTCTCTACTACACTCAAGTAGACACATATCCTAGAAAATATAATGGTTCAGTAGAGCATCGACTAGGGATTATTGCTCCTGATATAGCTATTAATGTTAATGATGTATTAACTCAACCTCCTCCTATAACTGCAGTAACTTTTAACCAAACTGCAGTTGGTAATATACCTGCACAAGAAGAAAATGGGAATCAAATAACTCTTGACTATCTCCTTGTTAACAGAGATTCTTATGGTTTAATATCTACCACTTTTGTTGAATCCATTGCTTTAACAGGGTCAGGTTCAGATACTTCTATGGAAGTATCAGTAACTGGTAGAGTTGCTAATACTGATGTCTATCGTAAATATAATGGTATCTATCGTTTTGTAAATACTATTACAGGTGCAACTACTACTATAACAGATGCAGCTTACGATATTTCTTTCGCTGCAGAATACGAAGCTATTGGTCTTACTGGTACTTATCAGTATTTAGTAACTTACTATAATTCTTCTGATGGTTCCGAATCACAACCATCTCCGCTATCTTCAGAAGTAGTACTTGCAGGAGGAGTATGTAAACTTGATGGAATCCCCATTAGTTCAGACCCTCAAGTAGACAAACGACGACTTTATAGAGTTGGTGGCTCACTAACTGTTTTTACTTTAGTAACAGAATTAGATAATACTGTTACTAGTTTTGACGACGACATTAGAGACGTAGATGTTGATGGACGTGTCTTAGATGCTACATACAATAATGAAGCTCCCACGGGGTTAAAGTATTTAATAGAATTTTCTAGCTATTTCTTTGGTGCTGTAGAAGACCACGTATATTTTTCTAGATTAGGCTTGCCTGATGCGTGGCCCTCAACAAATTACTTTGACTATAGTGCACCTATTACTGGGTTAGGAGTAACTACTAATGGGGTACTTGTATTTACTAGGTATTCAACACATATCATAGTTAAAACTAGTGATGACTTATTAGCGTCTTATCCGGTAGACCCTAGTCAAGGTTGTATATCTCATGAGTCTATTGTACCTATTAAGGGGTCTATTATTTGGACATCTTCAGACGGGGTCTGTAGTTCTTCTGGAGGTCCTGCTGAAGTTGTATCTAGGAATAAACTAGGTAAACTAGCATTATCTGTTATCAATGCTGTTGTATATGATGATGTGTATTACTTACATCAAACTAATGGTAATACCCTTGCTTTAGACTTTAGGTTCACCTCTGCGTTTAATAACTTTAATTTTGGTATATCCAAATTAGTTACTGCTAATGATGTATTATACGGATATGTAGCAGGTGAATTGTATGAGTTACAAAGTGCATCTACAGTAGAATCATTTACCTATACTTCTCCTTTATTTACAGAAGGAGAGTATTGCAATAGAAAAACATATAAGCACTTTTATGTTAGGTCTGAAGGAGAGCTTACTGTTGATATTTACATTGATAAAGTGTTAGTATCTTCACAAGAATTAACTACTACAGATACGCATGATTTAACAGTACCACAAGATGCTCAGAATGGATACTCTTTACAATTTGTTATATCTGGTACAGGGACTGTTAATGAAATAGAGTATGTGGTAATGGGGCGACAAAATGGTAGATAATAGCCCATTAACAGTACCAAAGAATATTAAGGATGATACGGAAGTACTGCTTAGGTATCTAGTAAGGTTAACTGAAAAAGTTAATACTTTACAGGAAGAATTAAGAGTTATTAAAGCAAGTCAAAAAGAGTAAAAAAAATATTTTATTTTTGAATTATTTATGATATAATTCAAAATAGAATTGGCTGTTTACTTACTAATAGGGTAAACCATGTTTCTAGAAATTATGACAGGTATTTCAACTCTTGCAGGTCTTGCATCTGCTGATGAGAGTGCCGACCTCCAAGAGCAAGCTCTTAGTGACCAGCAAGCTGCTGAGGCTGCGTCTTTAGCATTCAAAAAAGAGCAATATGACCGTTGGAAAGGTATCTATGGTGATTTAGAGGAAAACCTAGGGGAATTCTACCAAGGTCTTACTCCTGATTATATTGCTGCTCAAGGTCTGCAAGAAGAACAGAAGGCTTTCCAAAAAACAATGACTCAAGTATCTGAAAGTCTTAAACAGATGGGAGTTTCTGAAGGAGCTCAAGCAGATATTATGGCTCGTGCTGCAGAAATTGAAAATGCTCAAGCTAAAGCTAAGATACGTGCTGAAGCCCCGTATAAGACTGCCGAGCTACAACAAAGTTTCTTAGCCCTTGGTGCTGGTGGAGCAGAGCAATATGGGCAAGCTTTAGAAACTGCTGCACAAACAGCAGGGCAAACAGAACTTGCACTTAGCCAACAAGCAGGAGCAGAATCTGCTGATGCATTCTCTGCTGCAGGGCAATTTGCAACATTACTAGGTAAGCAAGAAGCTGACAAAACAACTGCAGCTGAAAATGACTCTTGGATAGACTGAGGATTATATAATGGCTATTGCAGGACTTGGTAAAGCACTTAATGTAGCAGCTCAAGGAGCTACTGCTTACCAACAACGTCGAGATGACAGGTATAAAATTCAACATCAAGCTGCAGAAGACGTACTTGCTACTAAGCGAGCTCAAGCACAATCAGAACCAGGTAACGTTGAGGCTGAAGTGCAAGCTCTCCGTGTACAAAATGATAACTTAGTTAATACTGCAGCTAAGACAGCATCCTATGATGCCTTCCGAAGCTACTCTGCAGATGGTGATCCTCGGCATATTAATCGTGTATTTAAAGAACACCCTCGTTTGCGAGAACTCGCAGGTAATGTGCTATCTGTAGAGAAGATTGATTTGGCTAATGACCAACGATTACTTCAGAAAGAAGGGATGGATTTAACCCTATTCCAAAAACCTGACTTTGATCCGGAGGCTTTTTCACATAGGTTTCTCAAGGCAACACTGCCAGATGGAACTAAGCGGGTTGTCGACATGCAAAAAGCTATGATTGGTTCTGGTTATGCTAATTATGCTACTAATGAAGAACTTGATTTAATGCTTAAACGTGCCAAACTCTTTGGTAAAGATAAAGAGGGCACTCCTTCAGCTTTAGAAAAGAAGACTCAATATCTAACATCCTTAGGTTTAGGCACAGAACAAGAGATTGCTGGCTCACTTTATCAAGCAGAAACTGCTGGAGTTACTCCAGGTAAGTTACAAATTGCAGGTCAAGCTGAGCAGAAACTTCAAGAAACATTTGGGGATAAGTACTTTGATACTGATTTTACAGACCGTAAAAATAGAATCAAAGCTTCTCCATATATTAGAGTTATTGAACAAGCTGGTGGGGAAGAACTTGCTGCTGCAGATAGAGCAGATCTTAAAGAAATCAATGCGCTTATTTCCTCTGGTTTAACTGTAGCAGAAGAGCTAACTCCAGAAGCCACTGGTGCATTAGATAACTTGACGAATAATATTCGTAAATATATCGAAGATGAAGCTGTTGATGCTACTGAAGGCCGAGCAGCTTACAGCGCTTATCGAAATGCATTGTTACGTGCATTTGGTGGTACAGCTATGTCTCCAGATGAAGTAGCTAATTTTAATGCAGCTTTTGGTACCCTTGCACAGAAGTATCCTGCTGTAATTTCTCAGTTTAAACAAGCGATTACTCAGACAAAAGCTAAGCTTGAAACAGTTGCTAGGCTTAACAATCCTTATCTTGCTCAGTATTATGTTGGTTCATCACTAGATGATGTAGACATTATTCTTACTAGACTAGATGAGAACCTAAATGAGATTAGAAAGTACCAAAAAGTTAGTCCTGCTAAAGGTGAAGAGAATAAGGACTGGCGAGGTCTTTGGGAGTCTAAACAATAATGAAACCTGATATTGAAACACTCCAAGATACTTTTAAAATTGGTTATGAAGCCTTTGAAGAGTCTCGTATTGAAGCAGAAGAAACTTGGGATTTATACCATAATAGGCAGTATACGACTGACCAAAAGAATATCTTAGTTAATCGTGGTCAACCTGTAGAGACATTTAATGTAATTAAACTCTTTGCACGTATGCTATTGGGTTACTATTCTTCAGTGGTGAATACTGTTCGCGTATTACCTAAGCATCAACGAGATATTGATACAGCGTCATTAGTTAACGAAGTTATTAACTACACTCTTCGGCATAATAACTTTAATGATGAAGGAGACCTGATTAAACTATCCGGGATGATCTCTGGACTGATGGTTAGCTACTGTGAAGTAGTTGACACTGGTCGTGTAGATGAGTTCAATCGACCTATTCGTGAAATTCTTATCCATCATGTGCCTGACTCAGAAGTAGTGCTAGACCCTATGAGTAGACTAGCAGATTATTCTGATGCTTCTTACATTCATAGATTCAGGTGGATTTCTGAAGATACTGTAGTTACTACTTGGGGTAAAGCAACTTTAGACAAACTTGAAGCTTATGACAACCATCTAAATATTGATGAAGCAGAGTTCACTTATTCTTATAATGGTGAATTTACTGGTAAATACAAACGCTTTGATAATTATCTTATTGTGCACTCTGTGATTAAAGCAGAAGACGGTAAGACTTATTCTATTGTTTGGTCGGGTGATACCATACTTGAAAAGAAAGAAATTACTTTTAAAGAGGTAAAGTTCCCCTATCGGGTTCAAAAAGTAAACCAGTCTACTAAGACTGAATACTATGGTATTTTCCGTGAAGTTACAGAGACTCAAAAAGCTATTAACCAAGCAGTTATTAAGATTCAACTTATGGTTAATACTCAAAAAGCTTTTGTTGAGGAAGGAGCAGTAGAGAACCTTGCTGAGTTTGAAAAAGCTTATAATAGAGTAAGTGGAGTTATCCCTGTTAAAGACCTTGCAGGGATTAAAATTGAAAGTCTATCTCGAGAAGTACTTGACCAATACACTATTATTGACAAAGCTTTTGACCGTGTACAACGTATACTATCTATTAATGATAGTTTCTTAGGTATGGCTTTTGCTAGTGATTCTGGCAGAAAAGTTAAGCTTCAACAGAATGCAACTATTACTGCTCTACGGTATCTTACTGGTAGGATTGAACAGTTCTATCGTATGTTAGGTTGGGATATAGCTAACCTAGCAAAACAGTACTATACTGCTCATCAGTTCCTCCGTTTGTCTGATGCTGTTACTGGACAACGTTGGATTGAACTTAATCAACCATTACAAGTTCCTACAGGTAAACAGGTAAAGTAGACCCTAATACAGGTCAACCTGAAATGGATACTTTATATGAGGAAGTACTTGACCCTGCCTCAGGTAAACCTATGGTAGACAAAGAGGGAAATTATATCTTTGCTCCTATGCCTACTGCAGAATCAGAGATAGCATATACCGATGTAGATATTGAGATTCACTCTGTAGCTTATAATGATGAAGACGAGAAGAACCAGTTAATGATGGAGACTATGTTGTCTGGAGCTATAGGTAATATGCTAGCTCAAGTTAATCCTGCTGGTTATTTCCAAGCTGCAGGATTAGCTGTTAAGACTCTTAAGACTAAGCATAGCCCAGAGATTAGCCAGATACTGGAACAGACTGCACAAATGCTTGGAGCTTCTCCTCAAGCCTCATCTCAAGCTTCTATGATGGCTCAAGGTGGAGGAGGCCAGACTAGTGCTCCTCTTAGTAGAAGTCAAAAACTTCCACAGAATACAAATGAACCAGTAGATTAGGAGATAGTTATGCCTTCTCATAAAGTTAAAGGTGGTTGGAAGTGGGGTTCTAAAGGTAAGATATATCCTACTAAAAAAGAAGCTGATGCACAAGGTATAGCTATTAAAGCTTCTCAAACATCACAGAAAAAGAAACGTAAATAACTGTCTCAGGATAGGAGTAGACAATAATGGCAATACCTCCTTCAGCTTTTAAAGGTGTAATTGAAGCACTGCCTGAAACCTGGAAAATGAAGAAACAAAGTATTCTTCCTTACCTTCAAAAACGAGGGGTAAAGTTAGAAGAACTCGAGTACTCTGGTTTAGAAAAACAACTTACTAATTTCGAAGGGGATAAGCTAACTAAGCAAGATATGCTTCAGTTAGAACAAGCTCGTGAGGATATTCAAAATGTTTATACTGCAGGAAAAGATAATGAAAAACATCCTGCTATGTATCAAGATATAACTCTACCTGGAACTGATAAGTCTACTTATCAAGAAAATATCCGCACTTTTGGTAAGACCTCAGAACGTACTTTATTAGAAGATGTAACTGGAGAAGATGTTAAACCAGTTCGTAATGTTACTAACCACTTTGATGAACCTAACTATCTTTGGCATACTCGTACATCAGAAGACATTATAGATGGTAAACCTACTCGGGTAGTACAGGAAATTCAATCAGATCTCCACCAACTGGGTCGTCAAATAGGTTATAAAGGTAGTGAGGATAAAGTTTCTACTGAATTAGCTGAGCTTCAAGCTGAACATGATAAATACATGGCAGGAGAGCTAGATTTAACTCGTTCAGAAGCAGTACAATTAGTAGGAGAAATGAATAGGCTTAAAAGGAGCCTTCAAGAAGCTGTACCTGATGCTCCTTATAAAAAGAATTGGTCTCGTAAAGCAATTGAACAAGAAGTTCTTGATGCTGCTGCAACAGGTAAACATGCTATAGCTGTGCCTATTCAGGGCACAGCAGTACGAGCACTAAGCAGAGCTCCTGGTGTACAGAAGTGGTATGAAGAATATGTAATTCCTACTATGAAAAAAGTAGCAAAATCTATTGGTGGAGAATATAGAGAAGTAAAACCCCCAATGGCTAAACAATGGGAACCAAGTACAGAAGAACAAGCAAGTCTAG